TTTCTGGTGGTAGCCAGATACGGCCCACTTACGCCCCCGGCTCTACACCGCGACTGCGGACATACAGCGTGCAAGTCAACGTCGCAGACCCATCGTTGTTCTGCCAGATAAACTTGTCGCCCGTGTGGATGTTCTGCACGCCGAACAGGTAATACTCGTCCGCTGCGTTATCGAGAACAAACGACCCGACATAATGCTGCAGGTAGCTTCCCGCAGGGGTCGGCGCTTGATCGGTGCCGTCATAGGGAACCCGGTACAGATCGACTGTGCCGTTTTCGGTCGGCGTGCCGGACTCTACATCCAGCTTGAAATCGAGTAGTGTGTACTTCTGCTCTGTCGCGTCTGTAATCGTGCCCGACAGCGCCCCAGAGAGCGTGCAAAACGCCCCGTCTACCTCGGCCTCAGACGCGATCAACTGCGCGTAGCTTGAGGCGACAATAACGCTTTCGTTCGCCATTACAGCGTCCTCGCATACGCCACATGATCGGCGCTCACCGTCTTAACAATCCCCGCATCAGCCGCGCGAGAGACCTGATAAGTGATCGCAGCCGCCAAGGTCTGAATGGTGTTCGATTGCCCACCAAATATCGACACCAGCGTATCGCGGGCCGGTTCCCCTGCGGCGGTCGGCACCGAATCGCCGATGTAGAGAATGTCACGGACGATCTGCTTGTCACCGTCTGCGAGCGCGGAAAACTCCGCGACGTTTGTGAGAATGACGGCCAAGACCTGCTCGTTGGGCAGGGTGGTCTTCGTGGCATCTATCACCTCCGCGTTTGCCCAGTCGGCCAATTCCTGGTCGGTTGCCGTTGCGAAGTCCGGGTTGGTCTGCAACAGCGTTTTTAGAGCTTGGTAGTCCATCAGCTTTGTCCTCTTGAATAGCCATCCGGCACCGGCACTCTCGCCCGCGCCTGTTTACGCGCCTGCCAGATTATCAAGACGGATCGCGTATCGTGATGTCAATCGCGCCCAGCGTGAACGTGTTTCCACTCGTCACGGCTTGACTTGCCGAAAGGGCGCCCGATGCTACGACCGTATCCGCGCCATTGGTGAGCGCCCAGTGCGTTGCCGTGCCGGTTCCGGTCACTGACCCGGCAGTGATAGCCGGGACGACAACCTTTCGCCCGTCCGTGTCGCCGTTTTCAGTTGCGCCCGTGTTCACTGTGTCATTCCCTAGCGTATTGCCCGTCACCGTGGCATAGGTGCCGCCAGGATCAGTGCTTACTATGTCAATACGCGTGCCGTTGGTGTCGGCCCAGTCAAGGCCTTGATCAAAAACCTCGTCATTAATAAAGGCCATTAGATTTCCTCCGTTTCGCCCACTAGGCCGTCTTCGGTGCGCCTGATTTTCACGCGCTTGTTACCTGAGTTGATGTTTATATTCACTTCTTCCGACGTGCGCTGCGGCGCTTCGCCGCCCCCGCCAGCCGATTGTTTCGCTTTGATGAGGAGCTCGACGTCTTGCCGCTTGAACTTTTCGAACTCGAGTAGCATTTGATCTTCATGCTCTTTTATCCTGTGTTGTGCGGACAGCAAGCGCGCCTCTCCACCCGGATCAGGCGGCGGCGGCTTCGGCGTCAGCCGGTTCGCAATCTCGGCGTCCATGATCGCCATGAGCTCCGCGCGCTGCTCATAGGGCCCAGACTCGACGACAAGCCGCAGGACCGCCGCAAAGGTCGGGGATTCCGGCGGTATTGCTTGCAATAGCTCTATCAGCGTTGCGCGCTCCGCGTCGCGCTGAAGGATTCCGAGAGCGCCCTTTGAGCTAAACCGGAAGTCGCGCGGCGGATACCGTTCTGGGATGAATTGCATCGCTCGCCAGGCCATCGCTTCAATAACCGGCCCGATTAAGTCTTCTTCAATGCTCATGGCCGTCTGTTTGCTGCGACGCAAAAACGTCTGCAACGCCATGCTAGCGGCGCTAACCGTGGTCTCTTTGCTGCTGAGTAGCGCGCCCTGAAAGCCGAAAGAGCCGGTAGCCGCCTCGATCATGCGTTGATAGTCGGCTATCGCTTGCGAGCTCCCACGGTCGGGGCCGGAGAACTTAAACTCTCGGATGGCCCGGTTAGGATCGCCGTTGACCAAATATTCCTTTCCGGGGGCAAGTATCTTCTCATCGGGATCGTCGCGCGTCTGATCGCCGCTTAGTGAGCCCTCATCGCGCCAGATCGTTGGGTAACTGGCGAGCGCTAGGCTATCGGCTCGCGCCCTGATCTCGGTCTGCAAGGCCTTGAAAGGGTGATAACCGGACTCGATAACGCCCTTCCCCCAAAACGTCTCCGGCGTGCGCTCGAACTGAAACGCAAAGACGCTGCGGCGCTTGGGAATATACGGATTCTCGACCGCTTTCAGGGTTAGCTGATCATTCGCGATCAGCACCACCGCTTCAACATACTCAACCTTAGCGTCTGGCTGCCCATTTAGGATGGCCTGCTGGGTTTCCATCGCGGCCTTGTTGCCTGGTAGCAATTGCTTCGGAACTAGCCCGTGATATTCGATCAGCTTGGCGCTGTCGTCGCGCCAGGTGGCGGAAAGTTCGACCGTGAACGGGTCAACCTGCATATCCTGGTAGGCGCCCACTTCCCCGGCGCGGTAGTAGCCCTTGCGCTGGCCCTCAGTGATCGAGTGAAGCGGCACTTGGACGATATGCGCGCAGCCAAAGGCCTCGCCGATTGAACGCGCTGCCGGGTCAATGACGAACTCTCGAGGGCTGACCGCCGTCACCGTTACGCACGGTTCCTCGCCAATGGTGGCGCCGCCCAACACCTCGCGCCCGAATCCATCGACTAGAACGGTCGGCTTGGCGTATTCCTTGGTGCCGACGCCAACCTTGACGATGCCGGTGCCATAAAGCGCCGCGAAAAGGAAAGCGTCGGCAAAACCTTGCTTGACGCCCCAGCGCTCCGCATCGCCCCGCAGGGTATGCGCCATCGCTCTAACGTCATCCTTGGACTGGTCCGGCCAATCGTCGGCCACGTCGAACCAGACAGAACGACCGAAAAACGCATCAGTGAGCTCCGCCACCTGCTTAGTAACAGCTTCGGCGAGATCGGTCGGGATAATCTTTGAACGCTCAACCTGGCGTTCTTTATCTTCAGCGCTCCACTCGGTACGCCATATCCTGTAATACTCGTTCCACTTTTCCCGGTAGTTAGCGTTGCGGTAGTCCTCCCAGGACTGGCAGAGCCCCACGATGTAGCTTGCCAGCATGTCCTCGCCCATCAATGGGCGTTTATTGCGTCGACCTTCTTTGGGGTCGACTAGGATATTGAGTCCGTGGGAATTCATTTAGTAGCCTGCTATCGCGTCGAGAGGGCGGAAAAACGTTCGGGCCTTGGCGCCGAAGTTGACCTGCGGAACTTGGTCGATATAGGACAAAGCCTGTACAAGCTCGCTATTACTATATTCTAGAGGAAAATCCTGCAATTGGTCGCGCAGTTGCGCCAATCCTTTGCCTTTGGCGCACGTTATGCGCCCCGACTTCAGGCGCGACTGTAGCGCCCACTTAATCCGGTCCAAATCGTCGGCATTGTCGACCGTGTGATAGCGGATAGAGAGTCGGAAATCGTGATGACGTCGATATTCCGTCATTAAATTCTGTGAAGCCTTAAAATCCTTGACCGAAACAGCCAATCCACGGCAGTTGTGCGCGTCATATAGCTCGGATATGCGCTTAACAGTCTCCGAGACGCCCCAGAATCCTCTCTGAGCGGCGATCACATGCCACCCTAGGGGGTGCATGCGGACAACCACAATTGCCGTCTCTGTGCCGCTTACAGCGTGCGCATCTTTGGCGAAGGGCTCATCCGATCCGAACACTGCCGCAATCCAGCAAACTCCGCGCGGATGATTGGCTGCTTTGAGGTCGCGCCGGTTGAATACGTGGCCGCCGCCGGTATCCCAGTCAGCGTGGAATTCCTGCTTAAACTGGCTACGCGACATCGCGCGCCCAGCGGAGTCAACCTCCGCCGCCGAAATATGCGGATTGTCGACAGTAGTAAACTTCCAGGCGCCCCAATCACCGGTATTGTCGTCTGAGGCCCTCGCAAAGAGGTCGAATAGGCGTCCACGCCCAATGGGGGTGCCGATAATGAGCGCGGGAGCGCGCTTATCGACCAGCATAGGCCGAACGATGGTTTCCCATACTCCGGGCCGCATAACGCTGATTTCGTCCAGCACAGCGAAGCGCAGAGCGCGCCCGCGCAGGTTTTCCGGTCGGTTGGCCGATTTCAGGTAAATCCGACA